CTTACACCCTCTGTGTCTACCCGCTGAGTCTGAAGCGAATCGACGTAAGCCGTCACAATGGCTTCAATAAAGTCATCGAACTGATCTGGTTTGAACTCCAGAAAGTTGTAGACCCCGCAAGCTTCGATGAAGTGCCCCGCAGCCGCAGAGGCATCGTTAAGGGCAATCTTTTCGTTGGGTGATTTGTCGATCATATAGTCATCCATGCAGCGCATTGAACAGAGACGGGCTTTGCGGCGCAGTACCCCCGGCGGCGGCAGATACAGGAACCCCCGAGCCTCCCGCTTGCACATTGGGCACAAACCGAAACTCGACGATCTCTGTGTACTTGCCATTTTTGCGAACTTGAATCTCTGTAGGTTTCATTAGCGCGTCTGCTTTAGCCAAGGCATCGACTGTTCCTGTCGGCAAGATTCCCGGCCCAGACATGCGCTGACGCCACCACTTGAGTGACTTATCCCGAGCGTAGCCCTTGTGGTCGAAGAACACCCACTCGCTATAGACGGCTAACCCGCAGCGGTATTCAACCCGCATGGAGTCAGGCTTACCGGGCTTTTTGTGCATACGATAAGATACGGCGTTCACCTTCAACCAAGTGGCCGGAGCGTTCATGCTCATTACCGGCAGGGTGGTGGCGGTCTTTTCAATTTCTGGCGGTTTAGGGGGCCAGACGTAGCCACAGTCAGGGCATTCAGACGTTCCGGCAAACACGATGCTCTCGCACTTGGGGCAAGTCTTAACCGGTGCTACGCCCTCTCCGTCGTTCTTGCGGGGCTTCTTGGGGTTGACCCGATCCACTGGGCCGTGCCGAGCGATGTTGCCCGCAAAGTCCAGAACCAAGCAGTCGTCCTTGCCGGGAGCGTTGCGCATGCCGCGTCCCATGATTTGTATATACAAGCCGGTTGACTGAGTGGGTCGCAGGAGTGCCAGCAGATCTACCCCCGGAGCGTTAAACCCCGTCGTTAGTACGCCCATAGAGGCAATACAGCGAATCTGACCGGCCTTAAAGTCACGAACGATACGATCTCGCTCATGGCTCGGGGTATCCCCGAAGATCGTCTCGCAGCTAATCCCGTAGCGTTTTACGATGGCAGCGACATCCGTTGCGTGTTGAACGCCCGCGCAGAAGATCAACCATGACTTGCGCTCTGCCCCGAACAGTACGATTTCCCGCACGATAGATTCATTCACATCAGTACGATTAACCGCACGCTCTAGCTCACCGGCTACGAACTCTCCGCCCCGGATGCTGACACCAGAGACATCTAGCCGAGTCTTGGGCTGCTTAGATACCAACTTGGTGAGATAGCCGTTCTCCACCATGTCCTTCAGGTCGGCTTCATACGAGATACCGTCGAAGAGGTTATTGTCTCCTTGGTGAAGCAATCCAGAGTCCAGTCGGTACGGCGTTGCCGTTAGGCCCACCACCCGCACGTGGGGGTTCATGATCTTGAGGTTGCCCAAGAACTTCTGATACATCGTGTTGGTCTTGCGCGGGATCAGATGCGCTTCATCAACCAGTACCAGATCAACCTTCACAAACTTCGATGCCTTTTTGTGCACCGACTGTATCCCACAGAATACGATAGACGGTTCATAGTCACGCTTCTTGAGTCCCGCCGAGTTGATACCAGCAGGGGCTTCGGGCCACATACCCTTCAGCTCATCGTAGTTCTGCTTAATCAACTCACGCACATGGGTAACGACCAGAATCTTAGTGTCCGGCCATTGGGCTAGTACGCGCTTACAAAACTCCGAGATGACAACGCTCTTACCGGTGCCAGTGGGCAATACGATCAGCGGATTACCGTCGTTGTCTTGGAAGTATCTGAGTGTGCTATCTATCGCTTCTTCTTGATATGGTCTAAGCGTAATCACGAATCAAACTCCGTTCGCGGCAGTTGTTTCATCAGGGCTTCGGCTGCGCGTTTGATCTTCTCCAACTCTCCTATGGACTGAGACATGACCATTGCGTAGCCGTAGGCGTCTAACGCCCTCAGAATGGTTTCAATATCGTCTCCCGTCAGGAGAAGTGTGTCTGGCTCGTCTTCCTCTATTTCGATTTGTCTATCCACACCGCTCCCCCCTTTAGCGAATACTCGACCCAGTTAGGACCTGAGTTTATCTGCTCGCCGGGGATCAGATCAGGCACAAATAGATGGCTGTCGCAGCCCTTCTGTTGGTCTTCCATGTTGAGATCTTTCTTGTGCAACTCACACTTCCAACCGCCGGTCTTGAGCGGGGAACTATGCAAGCAAGTGCGACAAGATTTATTACGCGGCATATCGTCTTCATGGCACATACTGTGGAAGGAGCAGTACTTGCACTCGTGCCACGCGGGATCGGATGAAATCTTGCCAGCCGGTCTTGGCGCAAAAATGATGCGCTTGGCTTTCTCAATAAACTTTTCGGCCTCGCCTTGATCGTATTCGGTCACGACGCTTGTGATGTCGCGCACACCGGCTGAGGCAGCGGTCAGATAATGCTTCGGCGCGTTGAAGAAATGCATATAGATCTGAGCTTGCGCGTAATACACATAGTCCCAGTTCTTGAGCGCATCCTTCTCGCTCTTGGCTTTCAGCGATACCAGCTTCTTATACTTGATGTCATTGATGACCTTGCACTCCCACACATAGAGCGTGTCAGGATCTTGCAGAAGGCCAGTCAATAATCCATCGCAGTTGCCGCGAAAGTGACCACCCAGCGCCTCGAAGGAGTGCTGCACACCCGGTTCTTTCTCAGTCGAAAGATCAAGTCCCTCAACCTTGCGAAGCATGTCAGCAACCACCAACTCGCCACGATGTCCATCGTTAATGCGGCGCAGCCCAGCGGCTTCGATAAAGCCACGCTTGACCCATCGGAAGTTCAGCCACAGTTTGCGGTCGCATACATCACCAATAGACGAAGCACCCAAGTAGTTTCTTGGGCGACTCTCTTGCTCTGCTTCTAGGGCAGCGTCTACGGCTTTTAAGGTTCGATCTTCAAAATCGGGCAACTTGACCATGATTCCCCCAAAGGGGAGCGCGACACTCGGTTGTATCGGGGTAAGGCGGGTATCACGCCTCCGAATGCCGCGCTCCTTTATTTACTTCTTATGACGTTCCCAAGGCTTCGCACTTGAAGCAGCAGGAGCCGCAGCCAGAGCCGCCTCCGCAGCCACAGGAGCATTCAAGCCGTAGTACCCAGCGCGGGTTTCAAGGTTGCCCTGCTTGTTTTCCTTGTGGGTAATGACGACCTTCATCGGCTTGTTGTGCAACTGAACCGAGTCACTTGGCAGCGAAGCAAAGTTCAGAGCCGCACAGATCGACGCCAACTGCTTACGAGCGATCTTGACCGCCGTCTCGTTCTTGTTGAACAGGTTCAGGCGATCCCAAAACTTGCGACCCGTAAACTTCGGTCCGAGGATCTCAAACTCCAACCAGAGATACTGACCGTCGCTTGCCTTAGTGTCGCGCAGTTCCGAGTTGATGATATGCATCTGATACTCGCCAACCGGAAGAATCTGTTGGGTATCGTCAGCAATGTTCTGAAAATCAGCAGGATTCAAATTAAGCAATGCCATTGTCTTACTCTCCAATCACGTTGTTCATAGAAGTACCAAGCGCCTCAGCAAACTTGGCATAGTCGAGGGGAAGTTGATCCGGCAGCGGCCAGCGGGATTTAGCTTGCCAACCCGGACGCTCTTGGGTGTAGAGCAAACGCATGCCGCTACCAACCGCACGAGTGACCTTTTGGTTAAAGCCAACATCACTCTTAACCGTGCTGTACTGCTGGTTCGCAAACATGAGAATGTCGCACCATTCGCTAATCAGACTCGCGCTACCGTGGTGTAGATCCAACTGGTAACGGTCATACGGATCAGCCAGCGGGTCATCGAATCGCTTGACCTGAGTGTGCGCGAGCAGAATCACTTGCATGTTCTTATCCGAGCGGAGGTGATCCAACCCGTCCAGAAGCTGCTTCCAGTAATCCGTAGCCGCTTTGTAACCACGACCGTAACCGATAGCGTCGATAGTAGCCACGTTGTTGTCCTTGGCTACGCGCTTGTGAACCAGTTGCTCGGCCCAGTCGGCGCTGTCGATGACTACGGTTCCGAAGTCGTGATCTTCTTGGGCCAACGACCCAATCGCATCAATCATGTCCTCAAACGACTGACACAGCGGGAATGCCGTGACATTGATCGCATCCAGACCTTCTTCGGTTTGAATGAACACAGGATTAGGCGCTTGCGCGGCAAAGGTGGATTTACCAATGCCATGCGTTCCGTACAACACAATACGCGGCGGACGGGCTACGCCAGTCTTCTTTAGGCTTTTAAGTGATATGGCCATCTCTTAGGCTCCCATGACAATAGATACAGTGGTTTTGGCTTCCTCAACCGTCAAAGCGTTTGCGAGCACCTTGTACAGTTGGGGTTCGTTGTTCGCGAGGTACTTGACCCCGGTCACATCTAGGGCACGTTTAACCGGCCACAGGTTTTCAGGGATCTTGTGAGACAGTTGATCGAAGGCTTCCCAGTCGATCTTCCGATTCACTCGCCCGGTAATGACAACCTTGTACTGGCCAACCGTGTGAGTTTTGCTACCTTCGTCTCGCTTGCCTAGAACGGCTACGAGTTCTTCTTCAAGCTGGATTCGACGTTCTTCGGCTTCGCGCTCTTCTTG